CGGCGCCTGCCGGCTTCCTCGACGATCCGCAACCGTTCCTCGCTGCGCGGTGGGTCGCTCCGTCCTACGGCATGGTCGACCCGCAGAGCGACGTCGCAGCGGCGCGCGCTTCGATCGACGCGAACCTCTCAACGCCTTACGAGGAGGCCGCAAAATACGGCGCCGACGCCGAGCAGATCCTGCTCTCGCGCGCGCGATTCCTGGCACGCGCTGCAGAGATCGAGCGCGAGTTCGGCCTCGAGGCCGGCGTGCTGACGAAGGCGAGCCCGCAACGCACCGAGAGCACGTCGATCATGGCCGAGCCCGTCGAGGACGAGGCATCGGCCGAGGATGCAGCCGAAGACGCGGCCGAGGCCGAGGTCGAGAGCTCGCCGGCAGACGACGCAGAAGACACAACGGAGGCCGCACAATGAACGACACGATCCGCAACGCAGGCGCCGGAGATACCGTCGCCGTCCCTCGTCGCGCGCTTTTTCTGCGCGACTCGACGTCCGAGGTCCAGCTCGCTGCGCCTGGTGACGAGCAGCCGCGCACGTTCTCGATGGTCGCGCTGACGGGCAAGCCTCTCGCGCACTGGTATTTCGGCACGCTCGCGATCGACCTCGCCGGCGTCCGCATGAAGCAACGGCTCCCCGTGCTCAAGGACCACAACACCGAGGAGCGACTCGGCTACACGACCGCGATGCGCAACGAGCCAGGCCGCGGCATCGTCGCCGAGGGCCGTCTGCTGCAGCGCTCGCCGGCGGCGCAGCAGGTCCTCGCCGACTCGGCCGACGGCTTTCCTTGGCAGGCATCCACCTACCTGCAGGCGAGCAAGATGCAGCGCCTGGCCGAAGGGCAGAGCGACGAGGTCAACGGCTACCGCGTCGCCGGCCCGGCGACGATCTTCCGCGAATCGACTCTGCGCGAGGTCACGTTCACCGCGCTCGGCGTCGACGACGACACCTCGGCGACACCGCTCTCGGCGAATGGCGCCGACGACGAGGTCGCCGTCCTACTGACTGCAGACACCATGTCGAACCAGACCCCGGCCGAGCAGGCCGCACCCGCCGCGCCGGCGCCCGCCGCCGCGGATCTCTCTGCGCAGCTCGCGCAGGCGACGCAGACCGGCCTCGAGGCCGAGCGCGCTCGCGTTCTCGCAATCCTGTCGCAGGCTGCCGATGCGCAGCACGACCTCGCGCGCGAGCTCATCACGAGCGGCGCGTCGCTGGCCGACGCGGCGAACAAGATCAACCAGGACCTGCGCGCGAAACTCGCGCAGGCCAAGCTGCTGCCGGCGAGCTCGACCGCGAGCCTCGCGGTCGGCAACTCGGCGCAGGTCGTCCCGCAATCCGCCGATGCCGCTCTCGCTGCGCAGCCGGAAGGCGAGAAGAAGTGGCTCGCGCAGTGGGAGACCAGCGCCGAGCTGCAGCAAGAGTTCGGCGGCGACCAGAAGGTCTGGCTCGCCTATCAGCGCAACCAGGCCAACGTGCGCAACCACACGAAGAACACCAAGGCCAACTAACCAGGAGCAACACACATGACTCTCAACCTCAAGGGCCTCGGGTCGCGCGCGATCATCGGGGCATTCTTCAAGCGCCTCGAGGAGGCGCAGACGGCCGGCTGGACCGCCGACGTCGCGACGATGTTCAACAGCAACCAGGAGAGCGAGACGTATACGTTCCTCTCCGATTCGCCGTCGCTGACCGAGTGGAGCAGCAACCGCACGGCGCAGTCGATGAAGCGCTTCGAGTTCGCCGTAAAGAACAAGAAGTTCAGCGCCGGTTTGCAGATCGACGAAGACGATCTTCGTCGTGACAAGACGGGCCAGATCCTGGTGCGCGTCAACGAGCTCGCAGCCCGCGCGGCGCAGCTCCCGCAGCGCATCATCTCCGACCTGCTCATCGCGAACGGCAACGCCTTCGACGGCGTCGCGTTCTACAACTCGGGGCACGTCACCGAGAGCGGCGCGACGATCAACAACACCGTCTCGCAGACCTGCACGGCGGCCGGCGTGCCGACCGTATCGGAGGCCGCGAGCGGCATCCTGACGGCGATCACGCGCATCATGTCGTTCGTCGACGATGCCGGCGAGCCGCGTAACGAGTTCGCTCGTCGCTTCGCGGTCATGGTGCCGGCCGCGCTTTACGGCGCCGTCGTCGGCGCGATCCGCAACGACTTCCTGACCAGTGGCTCGAGCAATCAGCTCATGGCGACCGGCATGGAGATCGTCCCCTACATCAACTCGCGACTGACGACCGGCACGGTCGCCTACGTCTTCCGCACCGACGCGGACGTTCGCGCCTTCGTCTGGCAGGACGAGGTCGCGCCGATGATGTCCACCCTCGAAGAGGGCTCGGACTTCCACACCCTCAACGACGCGCGCATGTTCTTCGCGAAGCGCGTCTGCAACGGCGGCTATGGTCGATTCGACCAGACGGTCAAGCTCACCTTCGCCTAATAGGAGATACGAACCATGGCATCAGACCTCAGCAGCGAAAAGATCCGCGTCTACCTCGCGGACGTTCCGACGATCGACGTGACGCTCCCCGTCACGTCGGGCGTTACCATCTACGCGGGCAGCTACTGCTCATTCGGCTCGGGCCTGGTGAAGAATCTCAGCGGCGCTGAGGTCTTTGCCGGCATCGCGCTGGAAACCGTGCTCAACGGCAGCGGAGCGACGACGATCCGCATGCGCATTCAAGGCGCAGTGGAGGCGACGATCGAAGACACCTTGACGGCGGCTTCGCTCGGAGTCGCGAACAACAGCATCGAAGCGACCAACACGGACACGCTTCGACTCGAGAATGCCGGCACGATCACCGGCACCGCGGTCGGAGAACTCATGCGCATCCCGACCGTTGGCGCTACGGGCGTCAATCGTGTAGTGCTCGCGTTCAAGGCGACTTCGCTCCTCCCCTGATCTGACGATGCGCGACTACACGCTGCAGGAGATCTCGACGGGGCGCGTCCTGGGGACGGCCCGCATCGCCGACGACATCGGTCCGGGCGAGCTCGTGCTCGCGTTCCGGCGCGATCTGCTGCGCGTTTCCGAGGTCGTCGAGGTCGGCGTCGTTGCCGAGCTCGACGACAAGCCCGCGCCGGCGGCAACGCCGGCGAGCAGGCCGCGGAGGTCGAAGACGTGACTCTCCGCGAAACCATGGCGCGCCATGCGCGCGACACGCTGACACGCCTTGACCATCTGGGCGAGGTCATCACATACACACCGAAGACCGGCGCCGAGCGCCAGGTCCGCGCGGTCGTCAACCGCCTCGACGTCGAGCCCGCATCCGGCGACGCGCGCCAGGTCGGCCGGCTTCGCGCGATCATCGAGATCCCGCGCGGCACGACCTACGGCGTCGAGGCCGTCGTGCCGGGCGATCGCGTCACGCTGGCGATGCGGCTCGGCGGCGCCGAGCTCGTCGCGCGCGTCCGCCGGATCATCACGCAGGACGAGGGCACGTTCGCGCTCGAGGTCGAAGCCTGATGCGCGCCGGCCTGCGAGATTCGGCGACCGGCTTCTCGGTCACGGTCGACACGACCGAGGCTCTGCGCTACCTGATCCTCGCGCCGCGTAGCGCCTACTTCCACCTCCGGCGCTTCAACTACCTCACGCTCCTCGACCATCGCAAGGGATGGCTCGCGCGCAAGGGCAACCGATTCGGCCGCGGCGGCACGGGCCAGCGAGGCCAGCCGATCAACGTGACGAACGTCCAGTTCGGCGGCACGCCTCCGAACCCGAACCAGGTCTCCTACCAGGTCCTCCCGATTCAACGGACCGCACGCACGCGCGAAGAGGCCGACCGGCTGATCCCCGAGATCCGCGGCGACATCTACACCGGCAACGACATCCTGCGCATCCACGAGGAAGGCGAGGACATCAAGAGCGCCCGCTACATGGCCGTCCCGATCCGCACGCGGCCGGCGACGATCGGCGCCTTTCGCGCGCGATACCCTGGGAAGAAGCTCATCACCGTGCCGAGCAAGCGCAACAGCAACCGGCTCGTCTACGAGCAGACGACCAAATACGAAAGCAAGCCGGAGCCCGGCCGCGGCGGCCCGCGCAGGATCGTCGCGCGAAAGCGGCGCCTGCGGTGGATCCTCACCAAGAGCGTCGAGATGAACCCGCTGCTTCAGTTCTACGCGTCTTGGGACGCTCTCGAGCAGCAGCGCGACCAGCGCTTCGCCGAAGCCGCCGACGGAATGTTCGCCGACTGGCGCAAGGGCAGGACCTGATGGGCAGTATCCGCGACCAGATCCTGCAGGCCTTCGTCACGCGCCTCGGCTCGATCGTCGGCTGGAGCTCGCAGCTCCGCGGCGCCGTCAACTACGGCGACGCCGCCGTGCGCGCGGTGGTCTTCTTCGCGTCCGAGGACAAGACGATCGCCACGAACGAGACCTACCAGGCGACGATGCAGGTCGGCGTCCTGCTGACCGTGCGCAGCGAAGACGCAGACGCGACGCTCGACGCCGGCAACCCCTACCGCTACCTCGACCGCATGGTCGTCGAGGTCGAGAAGAAGGTCCACGACCCCGACTCGTGGGGACTCGACCCCGACTACACCGACGCCGTCGTGCTCGGGCACGAGGTCTCGGACCCCGACGAGCAGAACGAGCTGCAGGCCGTCGTCCGGCTGCAGTTCCGCTACCGGCACGACTACCAGGACCCGACGATCTGATGGCCGACACCGCCGCAACGTCGCTTCCGCGCCCGTCCGGCGTCTCTGTGCAGATCATGCAGGCACGGCTGCAGAGCGCCGCCGGAAACCTGCTGATGACGCGCACGCCGGACTCGCAGCTCGCGCCGCGGCGCTTCATGTTCTCGTGGCGCGATAGCTACGGCGCCACGGCGGACGCGATCCGCAGGCACTACCGCGAGCATCCGTTCGAGACGTTCGCCTACACCCTTCCGCGGACGAGCGAGGTCGTCTGGCTCCGCTACCATTCCGCCCCATCCGTCAACTGGACCTCGGCCGCGAGTGCGAGCATCTCGGCAGAGTTCGACGAAATGCTCGCGCACAGCTAAGGACCACCGATGCCCGTCAACCGCAAGCAGCAACTCCTCGCCAAGATCGAAACGAGCGAAGGCACCTCGGCCTCGCCGGCAGGCTCGGACGCGATCCTCGTCTTCGATCCGGCGCTCTCCGACACGATCGACGTTCTCGACCGCGTGCCGTCCGGCGCATCGCTGTCGCGAGACTTTGCGCCCGTCGGCCGGCAGACGCGCACCGTGACTTTCCGCTCCGATTTCCGCGGCAGCGGCGACGCGTCGATCCCGATCACGGCGCCCGACTGGCAAAAGCTGCTTTTCGCCTCTGGCTATCGAGCAGGCTCGGCGCAGGTCTTGGTGCTTGGAGCCGTGACCGGTATCGGATTCCAGCTCGGCGAGCAGGTGACGCAGAGCTCGGGCGCGATCGTCGGCGTCGTCGTCGGCATCTATTCCGCCGCGGCCTCTGGGACGCCGCTGCACATCGCCACGGCATCGGGCAACGTGCTCGTCGTTGCCAACGTGACCGGCACGTTCACCGCCGCCGCGACGACCGGCAGCTCGACGGCCTCGACTTCGACGGCGAGTGCGGCCGCTGCGGCGCCTGGCATCGTCTGCCAGCCGACCTCCACGAAGAGCATCGCGGTCACGGCGGCGTCATGGAGCGGCACGGCGCCAGCCGCCGGCGCTGTCGTCACGATCGAAAACCCGGCCGGCTCGCCGATCGGCGCGATGCAGCTCCTCGTCGACAACGGCTCGACTATGGTCGATTTCTCGGCCTCTCTGCTCTACGGCACCGCGCTCGCGACCTACACGCTTCGCGCTGCAGACGGCACGTCGACGACGACGATCACGACGGCCGCGCAATCGCTCACGCCGTCGCTGACCATTCGGCACAACCTGGACGGCCGGCAGCGCGACCTGCTGGGCGCCCGCGGCGACTTTACCCTCGAGGGCGAGGTCGGGCAGCCGATGCAGTTCTCTTGGACCTTCTCCGGCGACATCGGAACGACGGTCGACGCGGCCGCCGTGACGACGTCGGGCCTGTCGACGGTCCGGCCGCCGCGCCTGCTCGGTGCCTTCTGCACCTACGGCTACGGCTCGGCGCTTCATCGCATCCCGACGAAGCGCGTCTCGTTCGCGCAGGGCAACTCGGTCAACCCAAACCTGGACGCCAACCGCGCCGGCGGCGCCACGGGGTCGAACATCACCGACCGCGACCCGGCGTTCACCGTCACTGTCGACGCGATCCACGGCGGCTTCGATTGGGAGGCCATCCGCAACAGCGGGCAGACGATGCGCGTCGGCTTCGTCCTCGGCACGACGGCCGGAAACGTGATGACGATTGTCGCGCCGGTCTGCCAGGTCACAGAGGTCCAGCTCGGCGACTCGGACGGCATCGCGACGTTCGACGTGACCATCCGGCCGCGCCGCATCAACGAGAGCGGCGACGACGAGATCTATTTCACGCAGATCTAATCTGCGAGACTCCCTCCATGCCCATTGCACGCAGCACGAAAGAGACGTTCGACTTCGTCGTCACGAACGACCGCGCTTTGCCAAAAGCGCAGCAGACGACGTTCCACCTCCGGCGCCTGCCGACGGTCATCATGCTTCGACTGCGCGACCTACGCGAAGGCGAGGACGCTGCAATCGGCTCATGGATGACCGTCGCGCTACGCGCCGGCATCGCCGGCTGGACTAACTTCCTCGACGCAGACGGGGCGCAGGTCCCGTTCGCGCTCGACGCAGCGCCGGCGACGGTCTGCGGCATCGGTCTTCCGGTCTCCGCTAGCGAGGCCTCGGTCAATCGACTCGGCGTCGAAGACGCGACCGAGATCGCGCTCGCGATCATGCGCGGCAACGAGCTCACCACCGACGACGTAAAAAACTGATCCTGGCCGCCGTCGTCGCGCTCGCGCCGCGCGGCTCGGGATTCGAAATGTCATGCACCACATGCAAGCACGACCAGGCGAAACGACGCGAGTGGGGCTGCGACGCGGCAACCCCCGAGCCGATCGCATGGATCGACCCTTGCCCGTTCTGCGGCGGTCGCGACGACGCATGCACGCACTGCGAGGGGACGAATCGCGTCGGCGTGCATCGCTGCCCCAACGCGCTGGTCTCGCAGCGCGAGCTGCATGCGATCACGGCGGCGGCGCTTGTCGAGAATGGCGTCATGCCGGACGTCGGCGGATGGCAGGACCAGGCCGCGACCTTCACGCAGGCCTGGCCGCTCATCATGCAGGAGATCGAACATTGGCGCGGCGTCCATCGACGCATGGCGCAGAACCAGGCCAAAAAGTGAGGAGCCGAGACCATGGCACGATCTGAAAAACGCACGCTCTCGATCGAGGCTAGGCTCAAGAACTACATCAAGGGCGACCTCAACGCGCTCGAGCGCGGCATCGGCCGATTCGCGCTTGTGTCCGTGCGTAGCTTCCAAAACCTCAAAGGCGCGCTATTCAGCGTCAAGGGCGCCGTCGCCGGCGTCGGCGTCGCGTTCGGCGCGATCAAGTTCGCGCAGTTCGCGCGCGAGACTGCCGAGCAGGCCGACGACCTGCGCGACCTCGCGACCGCGACGGGCGATCTCGTCGAGAACCTCTCCGAGCTGCAGGCCGCGTTCAAGCTGTCGGGCATCAACGGCGACGCATTCGAGGGCACGGTTCTCGCGCTCGCGAAAGCGCAGCGCCAGGCGCTCGACGGCAACCAGCAGGTCGCCGCCGGCTTCAAGGATCTCGGCATCACGCTCGACGAGCTGCGCAACCTGGCGCCGGCTGCTTTGTTCGAGCAAATGTCCGCCGGCCTCGAGCAATACAACACCGAGCAGGACAAGGCCGTCGCGCTCGGCAAGGTCGTCCCCAAACAGTTCCTCGAGCTTTTGCCGGCGATCGGGCAGGGCGTCGCAGAGTTCCAGCAGAACATCGCCGAAGTTCGCGAGGTCGGCGCGACGCTGACCGAGGAGCAAGCAGCCTCTGCGGCCGCCGTGACCGAGGCGCTCGACAAACTCGGAATCGCGACGGACGCCGTCGGCCGCTCGTTGCTGCAGGCCTTCGGGCCGGAGGTCGCCGGCTATCTCGAAGGGCTCGCGCGACTGGTCGCGGAAAACCGCGACGCGATCGCCGACTTCGCCAAGCAGATCGGCACGGTCGTCGTCCAAGCGGTATCGCTAGCCATCGACGGCGTCATCGCTCTCATCGCTGCGATCGACTCCGTGCCGGGCATCAGCCTCGTCGACGACGAAGAGCAGAAGAAGCTCGACGACATCAACAAGCAGCTAGAGGAGGCTCTAAAACGCAATACCGAGGCCTACCGTCGTTTGCGCGAGCAGCAGCAAACAGGATTCGCCGCCGGCACTGACGCGCTGCAAAAGCAGGTCGAACTAACGGCCCAAACCGTTCGGCAGATCGACGCGCAACGGCAGGCGCAGGAGAAGAACGTCAACGTCGCCGACCGTCTGCGGAACCTGAAGAAGGAGATCGCCGACCAATCGGCCGCGGCCGCAGACGCTATTCGCCGCGAGGCCGAGGCGACCAAGCAGGTCGTTCAGCAGCAGGCCTCGGCGCCGGCAAACAACCCCGAGCAGAACGGCGTCCCGGCGCTCGGTCTTCCCTCGTTGTCGAAACTGGCCGACTACGCGCGCCAGGTCGGCACGCAGCTCTCGTCGGTCTTCCGTTCGACCAGAGGACAGCAGGCGCCGACCGTCTCGCGCGACGACGCGCTGGCAACGCAGAAGGAGACGCTCGCCGTGCAGCAGCAGATCGCCGCACTACGCGAGAACGAGCAAGCTCTGCGCAACCTGGCCGTCGAGGCCGAGAAGCTGCAGCTCGAGGAGATCTTCAACGAGGGCAAGATTTCGGCGGAGGAATACGCCGAGGTCCTCGCGCTGCTCAACAACCGGCAAGAGAAGCTCAAACAGCTCGTCACCGGCGGCGACTTCTGGGGCGGCTTCCAAGAGGGCGCGCGCGAATCGGTCCGCCAACTCACGGACCTCACGGCCGCCGGCAAAGAGGCCGGCGCGCAGCTCGTCAACAGCATCGGCGACGGACTGACCGACGCTTTTACGGACATCATCACGGGCACGAAGAGCGCAGCGCAGGCCTTCCGCGACTTCGCGATCACGGTCCTGCAGGAGATCGCGCGCATCGCCGCGAAGCTGCTCGCGACGAAGATCGTCTCGTCGCTTTTCGGCGGTCCTGCAATGGAGACCGGAGGCATCCTGCCGGGCAACGTGACGAGCACGGCGCCCGTCAAGGCCTTCGCGCGCGGCGGCATCGCTCGCCGGCCGACGATGGCGCTTTTCGGCGAAGGCGATACCGCCGAGGCCTTCGTTCCGCTGCCGGACAACCGCAGCATCCCGGTCTCCTTTGTCGGCGGCGGCGCGCAGACTGGCACGCAGGTCTCCATCAATATCCAGGCGATGGATTCTCGCGACGTGCAGCGCGCGCTGCTTGAGCAGCAAAGCACGCTCCGCGGCATCTTCACGAACACGATGGAGACGCGCTCGAGCTTCCGCTCCGCGATCCAAAGGGCGGCTAGCTAATGCCGACCCGCTACGGCGACGTCTACGTCGACGGCTCGACTTCGACCGTAACCGCGCTCGCGCCGGACCCTGGGCGACTTGCGGCTAACTTCCAGCGCATCGCGACGCTACCTCATGGCACCATGCCGACGGGCGCGCGGTCCTATGCGATCCTCGTGCGCGGCATGATCCACAACATCCGCAACGCGACCGCAACGCCGGCGTGGGCTCGCGGCATGGCCGAGATCTGTCTCGGCACGACGGCTGGGCTCGTCGCTAGCCAGGACCTCGTGCAGATCATGCTGGAGCCGGCGCTCGGCCCGCGCACGTCGATCCCGTTCGAGCTCATGCTCGTCACCGATGCGGCGAACGAATGGGGCGCGACTCTGTCGATCTCTAGCTCGCTGCAGATCTGCCTCTACGCGCGCATTGACCGCAACCGCGACACCGATGCCGGGCAGCAGTACAGCTACCAGGTCTCAAACGTCGAGTGGCTCTGGCTTGACCGCACGGCAATCCCTGCCGGCGATATCGTCGTGCAGAGCCCGACGCCGGGCACCGAGGCGCCGCTTTTCGGCGGTCTGCCGGGCCTGACGTCGACGCCTTTCGTCTGCACGTTCCCGACGCAGGCCGGCACGGCGTCGCAGAAGTGGCTGCACTTCCTGCACTGGCGATATCAGCCCGCGCTCGGCAACGGCACGACGACGATACCGACGGCGCCGCGATTCTCGGCCGGGCAGTATCTGCCGGCGACCACGACCTACGACTACAAGGTCGGCACCGGACCCGACGCGACGGCGCCTCGGCTCGGCATCGCGCGCAACTTCCCGACGAACCTCGGCAACATCCGCATTCGGCCGATCATGCGGCAGACGGCCTGGTGGTATCAGATCAACCCGTCGACCGGCACCTGGTTCCCTACGTTCCGTGCCGTGCAGCCTACTCCCTACGTCGGCAGCGGGCAGGCGCTCGCGCAGGTCGTCGTCGAGCGCAGCGTCGCACTACGTCTCGACCTGCTCGACGACGTGCTCGCGCGCACCGAGACGAGCTGGCCGGCTCTGACGGGCAACCGCTACCAGAGCTCGCCGGCGGAAGGCGCCGCCTACCTGGCGCTCGAGCGGCCGGCGACCGGAAGCCCGACGTTCCCCGTCATCATGGCGCGCGGCATCGTCCAGACACGCGGCGCGCAGGACTACTGCCTCGAGATCTACAGCAACACCGGCAGCCCGATCTCGACGTCGACCGTGCATGCGCGGTCGGACCTCGGCGCCGGCGAGGGCGTCCTGCTCTCGACGTTCTCGCGGCTGGGTCTCGCAGGATCGACTGCGGCGATCCAATACCGCACGCGCTGGACAGGAGGCGAGCTTGCCGACCAAGAGAGCATCGCCGTGCGCGACGTGCAGATCCTGCAGCTCAACCTCGTGCAGGGCGTCGACCCCGATCCGACGCTGCCGGCCGTGCCTTCCTACCTGACGCTCACGCCTGGCCGCGAAAGCGCCAACCCCGCGACGCTGTCGCCGTTGCCGATCGCGCCCGACGCCGAGCAGAGCGAAGACGCGACCGTCGCGACCGAGGCGATCGCCGGCAGCACCGGCTACGTCCGCACCTGGCCGCTCTTCGCGCGCGTCCGTCGGCAGTTCTCGCTGCAATGGTCGGCGCTCTCTGCCGCCAACGCGACGACCGTCGCCGACTTCCTGGTGGCAAACCCGGCATTCCGTTTCCGTCCGCATCGCGAGGGCGCCGATATCGCGGTCGTGCAGCTCGACGCGCCGAACGTCGAGCAGGTCAGCGGACACGTCTACGCGGTCGGCGTCCGCGTCGCCGAGCTCATCTGGACCGACTGATGCCGATCACCCTGCCGTCGTCCTTCCTGACCGAGATCGAAAAGCCGCACGGCACGCAGCCGCTCATCTGGCTCGTCGAGCTTGAGGTCTCGCGTCCCGCCGGCAGCGGCGCCGTCTCGACGCCTGGTCTCATCCTGCGGCTATGCAACCATCCGAGCGCGATCACCTGGCCGGCCTCGGCGCCGAGCGCGACGGTCTGGTCGCCGTTCTCGTTCACGTTCTCGCCGATTGAGCAGAACGGCGAAGGCGACCTGCCGCAGGTCGAGCTGACCGTCGACAACTCGACCAAGGTCCTCATGCGCTACATGCACGCCGGCGGCGGGCTCGAGGGCAACTACTGCAAGATATACCTCGTGCCGGCCGGCGGTCTCGCGATCGCCTACCCGAACCACGAATACCAGCTATGGGAAATGCAGGTCGCGACCGCATACGCGACCGAGGAGGCGATCTCGTTCCGCCTCGAGCGCGCTAACTTCTTCGCGCGTCAATCGCCGCAAGATCGCTACGTCGCCGGCCGCTGTCGCTGGGCCTTCGGCTCGCCGGAATGCGGCTACGTCATCAACGCCGCGGCAGCCTATACGACATGCCCCAAGACTCTCACCGGCTGCGTCGCTCGAGGCCAGGACCACCAGACGCGAGGCCTGCCGGTCCTGCACCCGCAGCGCTTCGGCGGCTTTCCTGGCATTCCTCGGCAACGATGACGGCGGCAGACGAATGGCAGGACATTCTCGCGAGCCGCTACCGGCTTGGAGCTCGTCGCGCCGGCGTCGAGCTCGACTGCCTCGGCACCGTGCTCGAGGTCTGCAAGCGCCTCGGCATATGCGCGCCCGATCCGTGGGCCGATCTGCGGCGCCGATGGATTGCCGGCGACATCGCAGCGGCGTCCGGCTTCCCGCCGTGCTGGTTCCGCAGAGCGGAGTGCCTCGACTTGCGCGAAGGGGACGTCTTGTTGTTCTATTCGACGCACCCATGGGTCGCGATTGTCGCACGCGAGCAGGTCTGGAGCGCCGACGCAGATCTCGGCTCGGCGTATGCGCGACCTGCGGACCGATGGCGCCGAAAGCCGGCCGAGGTCTGGGCGCATGATCCGGCTGCATGTTCGCAAAGGGCTTCTAGGGACTGACGGCGTCGAGACGTTCTCGGTCGAGCCTCGCGCCGGCCTGACTCCGCGCGCGCTCGCATTCCAGGTCGAGCAGCATCTGCCGAAGAGCGTCGCGATCGAGTGCGCGGTCGACGGCCGGCGCCTCGAGGACGACGAGCTCGACGTCGACCTGCGCGACGGCTGCGACGTGATGCTGCTGCCGATCACGAGCACCGGAGCAGAGCTCGGCGCGCTCATCATCGAGGCGCTGATCGTCGCCGCGGTGTCGGCTGCGGTCTCTTACATTATCTATTTGGTCTCGCCGCGACCCAAGCCGCAGGGCATCGGGCAGGAGCGCGGCGACGAGGAGAGCGCGACCTACGCATGGGACGGCATCCAGACGAACTACGGGCAGGGCTTTCCCGTCCCGTGGGTCTACGGCAGACACGCCGTCGGCGGGCAGGTCGTCTATACGGACGTCTACGCGACGCAGGCCGTGCAGGGCGCCGACGATCGTCTGCGCGTAATCCTGGCGCTATGCGAAGGTCCGATCGCGCGCATCGGCGATATTGAGGCGGCGGAGCTCAATAACCTCGGGGCTATTGTCCCTCCCGGTTTAGGATATCCAAACACATACAGCGAAGTGCCTGAGGGGATTAGAGTCGACGGCAATCTGGTCGTGAATCCTCAAACTGTTCTTGACGTTATCACTGTGACTGTGACTTCATGGCAGACTGGGCTATATGGAAACCTAGTCCCAGTGGTTGGCTCGAACATTTTCTGGCAGATATACGACAGCTCGCTTACTTCTACATATGGCAACGGGCAAGGAATAGTGCTCGGCTTTGTCAATGGTAATCAGTTTCAAATCGATATAGCGCTGACATCTGGCACGCCGATCCCAAATCCGCCTTTTGGCAGCAATGCGCAGATTCCTGGTCCATACTTCACAACGCTCGGGACTTTTGTGCCGGCGCCTGGTTCCCCTGGTGGCTTTATTGCGGCCAGCGTCAACGTGCAGACGACGGCCTATAACCGGCGCGTTCAAGAAGTTCCAGGCGTTCGCATATGGGCAAGACCTGGAACGCAGGACCAGAGCCCTTTGCCCGGCGACGTTTTCCCCGGCACTGCGACGACGTTCTCGCCTGGCTCTCAGCTAAACGCAAACGACGACCAGTTCACCTACACCTACAGCGCGACGGAACAGATCGCCTCGGTCGGCTTTGTCGTCTCGTTCTCCGGCGGTCTTTACTCCGTCGCGACGAACGGCACGCAGCAGAGCTTCTCCGTGCAGTTCGAATACGTATGGCGCCCGCAAGGCACCGAGGCCTGGCGCTCGTTCTACGACCCGAACAACCCGACGCAGACAACGAACGTCCGCACGATCACGGCAAACAGCCTGCGCGTCCTGGTCGATAGCTGGACCGGTGTCCTCGCAGCGCCGAACGCGCCCGCCGTCACCGGTCCGATCGAGATCAAGCTGCAGCGCAAGACCGGCGCCGGCGGCGTAGGCACGAGCTCCGGCGCATTCTGGCGCAACGTCGTCGTGACGACCCCGCATCGGCTCGCCTATCCTCGGACCGCGCTGCTCGGCTTCGAGCTCGGCGCCGGCGCGCGCTTCTCCGGCGGTCTGCCGGAGTTCTCCGTGCGCATCGACGGCGCGAAGGTCCGCGTCTGGGACGCGACCAACGGCTGGAGCTCGCCGACGTGGGACGTGCCGGCGGCGCCGTTCGACTTCATGGATCACCCGCCGGGCCGCAACCCGGCGTGGATCCTGCTCGACTTTCTGCTCGCGCCGTGGGGCCTTGGTCGCTGGCTCGGCGAAGCCGATATCGACCTGCCGGCGTTCCGACGCTGGGCCGCGTTCTGCGATAGCGACCCGTCGCCGGCGTCGCCGTGGGGCGAGCCAGCATTCTGCTGCGACCTCGTCGGCGACGCGCCTCGGCCGGCGTGGGAATGGGTCCTCGCGATCTGCGCAGCAGGCCGCGCGGCGCCGGTCTATCGCAACGGCAAGATCTCGGTCTCGTATCAATACCGCGACGCGCACAGCGACGCCGGCGTCTCTGTCGCCGCGAAAAGCGCCGTGCAACTGCTCTCGAGCTCGCAGGTCGAGAACGTGCAGGTCACATGGCTCCCGAAGGCGAACCGGCCGACGGCCTACCTTTTCCAGTATCTCAACGAGACGCAGCTCTACGCGCAGGACGTCTTCCCCGTCGAGGACTTCGAAAGCGCTCTCAACGACCCCGCGAACCTGCAGCCGGAGGACTACCGGCCCGAGACGATCCAGGCCTACGGCGTGACCAGGCCGTCGCAGATCTTCCGCGAGGGCATCTTCCGGCACCGCGTGCAGCGCCTCGTCCGGCGCGAGCTGACGTTCCGCACCGGTCCGTGGGCGCTCGCTGCAGAGATCGGCGACCTCATCCTCTTCGAGCACGAGACGCTCCGGCCGTTCGGCGCCGACGTGCCGAGCGCCGTCACGGTTTACAAGACCGCGACCGCGACAAACCAGATCGAGGTCGACCACGTCATCGTCGGCGCGACGCAGGTCGTCGTGCGCGACTCCAACGGCGTCGCGCAGACGCGCGCCGTGACGGGCATCGTCACGAGCGGCGGCGTCTCGCGCCTGACCGTCTCCGGCGCTCCGGTCACGATCACGCGCGGCGCCGCGGCCGTCGTCGGCCTCACCGACAAACTCGTCGAGACCTACGAGGTCGTCTCAATCACGCTGCAGGCCGACCTAAAGCGCGAGGTCAAATGCATCCAGTGGGTCCCGGCGATTCACGACCCGGTCACGCCGGCGCAATACGCGGCCGAGGGCGTCGACGGCACCGAGACCGCGCCGGCCGGTCTGCTGCGGCAGCCTGCGCAGGAAGACGAGCCCGAGGTCGCTGATCTGCAGATCATCGCGCAGCGCGACGCCTCCTACCTGATCGCGTGGAGCAAGCCGCCGGCGCGCGCCTCCAGCAACGTCCGCGTCTACGTCCGCGACTCCGAGCGCGGCACCTGGGAGATCCTCGGCGAGACTGGAGCGCTGCAGCTCGTCTGGGCGACGGCGTCCGCCGGCAGGACCTACACGATCTCGGCCGTCCTCGAGCAGGTCTCCGGCTCCTACCGGCAGCCCGAATCGGGCAGCCTGCGCACGCTGACTGTCGAGGAGTTCGCGCCCGCGTGGCATCCCCCCTGCAGCAACGCGACCGCAACCGACGCCGGCGATCACGTCGCGGTCACATGGGACGACCTGGCGATGCGCGACGTCGAGGGCTACGAGCTCCGCGTCGGCGCCTGCTGGGCCGCCGGCCGCACCGTCTACGCAGGCCGGCAACCCGCCGCGCGCCTCGAGCACGCTCCCTTCGGCGGCTCGCTGATGCTTGCCGCGCACACGACCGGAGGCCTCTACGGGCAGGTCGAGACCATCGCGTCGCCGACCTGGCGCCCGTATGGCACGACGCAGATCTACGCGCTCGACGACCTTGCGACGACGCCGGCAGGCACACACGCCGGCACGGCATACGCGAGCGGCGAAATCGCGCTCACGTCGGGCACGCTCGACGGCACCTATACCGGCCCGGAGGTCCTGCTCGGCTTCCAGGCCTCGGCCTACTGGCAGGTCTCCTGCGAGGCGAAAGAGATCGAGCTGCTCACCGTCGACGCTTTGGCGTTCGCGATCGGCAGCGGCGAGGCGCTCTGGCGCACACTGGACGGCAGACCGGCGAGCTCGTTGTTCCCTGGCATCGACTGGCAAACCACCGTCGACGACTTGGCGCAACCGATCGACGATCTGCCGTCCTGGTTTCTTGTGCATGGCAACGTCGGCGAGCCGGGCTCGCATACGCGCGTCGAGCTCGAAAGCCGCTACTACGCAAACGCCGCCTGGTCGTCGTGGGCGCCGCATGTCGACCAGTATCGCGTCGCCTCGAAGATGCAGGCGCGCGTCCGCATCCTGCGCGAAGACGTCGGCTACACTGCCGCGGTCTCGCGTCTCCGCTACGCAGTGAACATCTAACCATGTCCCAGAGCTGGAACCTTCCCCCCGCAGGCACTGACTACGCAAACGTCGTCTTGAAGACGACCTTTCCCGACGCGATGGAGACGCTGCGCACGCTCAACTCGGGCGCCTCGGCGCCGGCGTCGACCGTTGCCTACATGCTTTGGGCGGACACGACCGCCGGCTACCTGAAGATGCGCAACGCCGCGAACACCGGCTGGGTCCGCGTCGCGCCGCTGGCAACCGAGAGCACCTACACGCTGGCGAGCGACCTGGTCGCCAGCATGTCGGCGACGACGACGTTCCGCTGCGGCGCCGCGCTTCGCGCCGGCACGCTGCGGCGCGTCCTGATCGTCGGCGAGACTGCAACGACGAGCACCGTCGCGAACGAGTGGCGCTTTCAGCTCACGCGCTACCCCGCCTCGGCGCCTGGCTCGCCCGTGACCGGCTTCTCGGCAAACGTCGGCACCTACACCGCGCTCGCCGGCGTCGGCGGCGGCGCCGAGCTCGTCGCCTTCGCGGCATACGCGCTCACGCCGAACCAGAATACGACCGTCGCCGAGCTCGACGTCTACACCGTCACGGCGACGGCCGTCGGCACGCCGACCACGGTCGCGAACGTCCGCGCGATCGTCGAGGCCTACTGATGGCGCTGGACCGTCTCGGCAACACCGTAACGACCGGCACGGTCTACGTCGTCGCGGGCACGGCTCGCGTCATCGACGGCGACCAGATCGTGCTCGTCGGCGGCAACGGTGGCGAGACGGTCGTGCGCGCGAAGGCCGGCGACATCGCGCGCGTCGACGACCTGTCCGGCGGCGGCGGCGGCGTCAGCGACGGCGACAAAGGCGACGTCGTCGTTTCGAGCAGCGGCACGGTCTGGACGATCGACGCAACGGGCACGCGGGACGCGTCGACGTTCTTGCGCGGCGACTCGAGCTGGCAGCATGTCGAGGCGACGCGCTTTCCGGTGAAAAACACGAGCGGCGGCAGCCTCGCGATCGGCACGCCGGTCTACGCGACGGGCTCCGTCGGCGCATCGGGCTCGACCGAGGTCGCGGCGGCGGACGCGAGCAGCTCGGCGACGATGCCGGCAATCGGTGTCCTCGAGCAGACGCTCGCGAACAACGGCCAGGGCTTTTGCGTCCCGCTCGGCATGGTCCGCGGTCTCAATACCAGCGGCTATGCAATGAACGGCGTCGTCTACGTCGCCGCCGGCGGCGGTCTGACGGCGACCAGGCCGACCGCCGACACGGACCTCATCCAGAACATCGGCCGCGTCGTCCGCGTGCATGCATCGACCGGCGAGCTGCTCGTCATGGGGCCGGGCCGCAGCAACGACGTGCAGAACCTGATCCCGGCGAGCCGACTACCAGGCGCCGCCGGCGTTGCCGAGATCGACTTCGGCGCCTTCCCCGGCAAGAGCGACGCCTCGGTAACAATCACCGGGCAGACGCGCATCGGATCGGGCGCGGCCGTGCAGGCCTGGCTGCAGCCGGCCGCGACTGCCGACCACACTGCCGACGAGCACCGCGTCGAGACGATCTCCGTATGCGCCGGCAACATCACGCCGGCGGCCGGATTCACGATCTACGCGCAAAACTGCTCGCAACTGGTCGAACCGCTACAGGTCGCGACGGCTGCTACATTCCGCACAACGAGCGCGTCGGTTTACGGATACGCAGGTC